TTGCAACCGTGCTATCAATGGCTATTGTGACGTTGCCGGTGGCACCAGACACTGTGATGCCGGTTCCTGCGACATTTGACAGCACGCCAGAATTTGCAATTGAGATTGCACCAGAGCCGTTGGCGATAGAAATACCAGTGCTGGCAAACAAGGTGTTAAGGGAATACCCTGACCCGTTGCCGATCAACAATTGACCGTTACTAGGAGTGGTCCCCAATCCCGTGCCACCATTTGTTATTGCTAATATGCCAACGCCGTTGCCAGTAAAAGCGTAAAGATTGTTGAACCACAAAAACCACTGCGGCGTAACCATGTTCGTCTGCGGGTCCAAGAAAGGGACGCGAGGCGCAGGGATTTGTGAAGGTAATCCAGCCATTATGCGTTCGTCGGTGAGATCAATAGCTCAGCGCCCATGATGGCAATCTTTATGGGGTCGGTGCCTGACACTTCATAAACTCGGTCACGAATTTTTAACGTCATACCAAGTCGCCGCCAAATTGTGCGATAGCCGTACTGACCAATATTACCCATTTCCCGCCAGTTTTCATTGGACCAAGTATGGCCCCCATCATCTGACCATCGCAGCATAACTTCTGGAGTAGACCCTTGACCACTGTTTAAACCAACACCAGTTTCGCAATCTAGTTGGAGGCTGTGTTGCGAGGTGCGTTTTAAATTGTTTTCCCCACTAGGCAGAGCGCGCCATGAGCGTAACCATTTTTGAACGCCACCATTGTCAGCGTACACGTCCAGATCAAAGGTGTAGATGTTGCCGTTTTCAAAGTCGCCAACAATAATGTTGCCGCCAAAATTGCATTGGCAGTTGCTGCGGTGCCGCATAAACTCGCCATTGTCAAACCCTGCGCGTTCATGCCACGCTTGGGTAGACACATCGTAAACCCATGTTGCGTTGGCGCTAGGAAACGTCAACACATAAAAAGAGTGGCCTTCTTGTTGATAGGTGTAAGCCAACGCATCTGAAATGTTGCCGTACTGTGCAATTGCGTATTCAATTGCATGGGTAGAAACGCGAAGTCCAGAGTACCCATTGGCTTTGTAGACAATACCTTGTCCACGGGCGTCTGTACCAAGCCAGAACAGGGTGTTATCGAGCTTGGCGACAGAGTATGCAGCCGCGCAACCAATCTCATTGAAAGCGCCTTGAATTGGCGTTAATGGGAAGTTGGCGAGGCCAGCGTTGTACCAGACCTCAACCGAGTCTGTTCCAAAAACCCAAAGCTGCCGGTGGTCACAGTTAATTGCCACCACGCCGTCTGGAGAACCATCAGCGCTGGAAAAGTACAGCGCGTTAAACACCAGCGGGTAGATGTAATCGCCGGTCGCAGGGTTAACCGTATCTACCGACCACAGCCGCTGGCTGTTAGGCTCATTAAAAATAAACTGGTTATCCAAATAGCCAACGGTTACCGCACCAGGGAAGTTGACATCTGTGATTGCGTCAAACGAGTTTGTTGGCTCGTAGTAGGTGTAGCTTGGGCCATTGCAGGCAAAGAAGATCACCGCACCATTGTCGGCAATTGACACGGGGCCGGTGCCTGATACATCGCCAATCTTGACAGGCGTAGCTGTTAATCCCGTGAGCTTGTAGACCTCAGTGCCAGAGACAACGTAGAAATCTGAGCCATTGGTTTGGTGCGCCCACAACGCCCGAATGGGGCCGGTGCCTACGGTTTGCAAAAAATTAAGGCCTGGCGCGCGATTTAAAAATCCAGCAGTTTTACCGTTATCAGTAGTTGCTTCTGGAAACAAATTGACCATGCGGTTATTCGCAGCATTGATACTGCGGGCAACATACGATGCGCCAAGAATCGGCGTGTGCATTAGTAATTCCCGGCGTAGATATTGAACCGCTGGCGAGTTGCTACTAATGAGTATGGCATTGACATGATGTCATCAGGGTTGTTGATGCGTTTTACATCACGCTTGCTTGTCATAGCAATACGAGCCACTTGAGCCGAGGGTTCCATATTAAATTCTGGTGCCAATTCCAACGCAAGGTTGTATCGAAACGCACGAAGATAGCCAGGAGGAAACGTCAAATCTGTCAACAATGTTGCAGGCTGATCCAACTTTTGCACTGACACAAAGTGCCATTCCAAATCCCGTGTAGGCTTGGGATAGATGGTCATCGTAATATCAGGAAACCCCATGTTCACAAAGATCACTTGCGGGTAGGTGCTGGTTACGGTCTTGACTGCAATGCCGTTGTACTGCTGCTGGTTGATGAACTTGATACCAAAGCTGACGTTGGTGCCTGGATCACGGTAGTAGGTGGCTTCATCCAGCAGCACGGGGCGCAGACCAATAAAATCACCTGATGGGCCAAGAGTGCGGGTGATAAGGCCAGCAGTCCAAGTAAATGTTTGGTCTTGAGTGCAAAAGACTGATAGGCGCTCGGTATTAAACGAGTCAATCATTTGATTAAACGCCCTTAAATTGTCCTGATAATCTGCCTCGGGCAACGAATTACCCGAAGCTACAAGACCAAGCAACCTATGGGCATCGCCTATTAGTTGCCGAGCCGTTGTCATTGGACGCCACCTTGAGGCACAGGCATCATGCCGCCCACCGTTGTTACATCCTGCGGAGTATTAGAAGCAGGGAATGTACCAATCCTAGAACTTGGCAATTTCTGAATGTTGGTACGCATGAGGTCAGCAAGCGAAGTTTTCAGGTACGCAACAGTCTCAGGAGCTGCGCGAGAACCGTACTCTGGAGCCAGATCGCAAGCCAATGACAACTCTAGCAAACGCTGATAGCCAGGAGGAAGGGTTTGGCTGTTAGTAAGCGAGGAATATTCAACTAAAGTTTTTTCAGTACGCAAATGAATCGCCGTTGTTGAAGCTGGAACAGGGTAAACAATAACGGTTCCCAACGGAGAACTTGGACGGTATAAAATGCTAGTGGGAGCGCCAGCGGTTGTTTTTGCGCTAATATTGTTGTAAAATTGTTCAGTAATTAATCCAAGCGGTGTGTCAACACTTGAGACAGTAATATACGCACCAACAAGCCGAATTGGTCGTGTTGTATTAAAAACCCCACCCGTACCGATAGTATATGAAGCGGTAGCGGCAGTCAAAGAAAACAACTCGTCTTGAGTGTAATAGTAATACTGTGGATTAGATGCAAACGAATCAATGAGAGAATTCAAGCTATAAAGTGAATCTTGCGCTTCAGCAGCAGTTGGCGATTCACCAGAAGCAATAACACCAAGCATTCGCAAAGATTTATATATGATGTTTTGTGCGGTAATTGTTGCCATGTTAAATTTCCTCAGTTAATAGTTTGCGCGTGTACTTGCGCTTAATGCTTAACGCATTTGTTTCTGGTTCAGAGACTAAAGCAGGCGTATCGGGATTGTACCGCGACCAGCCGTTTTTCTCATCGTATTCAGCTTCAAGCTCCATTGTGGCAACTTTTCGCCCGTGGACGGGGTGCATTAGGTAGATGATCATGTTAAAAAAGGGGGGTTTTTTACGCCCCCTTCTTTTTAAGATGCGCCGTGAATGATGCTGAAGTTGATGATCACTGCTTCCGAATAGGAAGTAGCGGCAGTCAAGTTACGCAACGTAATGTAAGCCGACCCAGCAGCCAAATAGGAAACGTATGTGGTGTAAGCCCCAGCAGCACTACCAGTAGTATTGCTCGAAACACACACAATAATCGTGTCATTGGCCGAGATCAAGCTGTTAGTCAAAATGAACGACACGGCGGTTGCTCCAGCCAATGCTGCGTTGTTCATTGTGATGCGTCCAGCAGACTTGTTCAGAGTTACTCCGGTAGACTTGTCGGTCAACTGCGTCACAGCACCTTGGCCTGCTGCACTGTAGCCAAGTTCTTCACTTGCGTAGCAGGTAGTAAATTCGGGATCGCTATACGCAACACCGACAGCTTTTGTGTTTGGCATGATTGTTTCCTTTAAAAACAGGGGCCGAAGCCCCCGTTAAGTTTAGGCAATGCGGTACATGGTGTAAGCAGCATCGCCTGTCTTGCGGAACAAGAACTGCGCCGCGCCACCAACACCTGCTGCACTGCCGGTAATAGCAACAACCAAGTTACCAACAGCAGTAATGCCGGTGCCGACAACCATCGTAATCAACCCAGTGGATGTACCCAAGTTGATAACACGCAATTCAAACGTGCTGTTAACTTTTGCATTGGTAAACGCAGCATCAATCAAAGTAGCAGTTGGAAGCGTGTACGAAGCAGCCGTGGTGGATGGGCTGCCAACCAAGATGCCGCCAATGATTTGTGCAACGGTCAAAGTGGCCGTAGCAGTTGCCGTCTGAGGTGCGCCTTGAACGCCCATAATGATTTCGTTGACGTTGCCATCGGTGAACTGGTATCCACCGCCAGAATTAGGGAGAGCCATGATAAATTCCTTTAAAAAATGTTACGAAACAACTTAGCCCCACATGCGGCAAGCCATTTGTGGACGGATAGTGCTAAAGCCGTACAAAACGTCAATACGGCAAGGCATACGGTCATTGTTGATGTCGTACTGGCGCACAACGCGCAAGCTGATACCGTTATGCACTGCGCGAGCAGCCATGTCAACACCTTGAGGCAACAACAGGTCAGCCGTGGCAAACGT